TCCCAGAGTGGGCCTTCCCACTGGCTGCCTGCTAGGGAGTAGAAGCGTCTGTCTTGCAGGCATTGCAAGCGCTCGTCGCGCAGTGCGCTTTGCACATCATCGAATTGCGCGAGGGCTTCGTCGTGCAAGTTCGCAAGGCGTTGATCGTTTGAGAGTCGGGCCATGTTATATCCTCATTTTGTGTGATTTTCTCACCATTTCTTTACATTTGGCAATGGAGTGAATGTTGCAGGCTTTGTGATGGCCGATCGTCTCACGCCTTCGCAAGCGTAACGCAGGGCATCGATCACGTGGTTTTTCTTGTCTTCGAGCACCGGCAAGATTTTGCCAGTCAGTGGGTCTTGCTTGTAACTGTACAGCGTCAGCTCGTCAATGGTGTGGATGCATCGAGGGTGCACCACGATGTCGTAGTTCTTCAGGAACTCGATGCCTTCCTCGACCGACTTCGGACCTTTGACCGCTGTCATGATCTTTGGAAAGCCATTCTTTTTCATGTGGCTGATCGTCTCTGGCCTTGCTGAGTCAGCCACGATTGGCCACTTCTCGGCCTCGGGCACCTGCATGAACAGCTCGGGTGTGTTGACGATCTCGCAGCCGACCATGTAGGCCTCGTAGTCGATGTACAGCGTGCGGCCAATGATGTGGCAGCGCACCAGCGTGGTCGGGTCGACTGCGAATCCCCAGTCAGCACCGAGCCGGTGGATTGCGTCTGGCGGTGCCTCGAAGTCTTCAACGCGCCAGTTCTTGAACACCCTGGTGTTGCTGTTTGTGAGGTAGCTTCCCATCCAGACATGCTGGTATTTGTCTGGGTCGCGCCTCTTGTCGTATTCCATCTCGTCGCGCAGGACTTGTGGAAACCAAGGGTTGTCGGTGAAGTTGACCTTCAGGACAAGCGCATCTTTTGGTGGTGTCGGACCACGCAGCAGGAAGTCGACTGGGTCGTTTTGTTGGCGCGGATTCCACGTAAACCACAGCTCGGAGTCTGGCTTGCGGATGGTTGGCCGCAGCAGGTCGAGGCTGGTCTGGCTCAGGCTTTGAGCCTCCTCCACCCAAGCGCAGTCGTAACCTTCGAGCGACTTTATCGAGTCGGCTGTGTGGTTTTGCATGCCTTGGAAGATGATCATGCCATCGCCCTTCTTGGACTTGATCACGGCCTCCTGCACCTCGAAGTAAGCGCCAGCGTTCATTTGCTCGATCTTGGTCTCCAGCAGGCGCTTGACAGACTGGTTGAGCGACTTCTGGATTTCACGCACGCAGACGCTTCTGCGCTTCTGGTCCATGATGTGGGCCTCGATCATCAGCTCGGCAAACATGTGGGACTTGCCAGAGCCTCGGCCACCCCATGCGCCTTTGTATCGGCTTGGCTCCAGCAGTGGCACTGCCCACTCAGGGGTTGGAAGCTGTAAAACTGTCATGCATCAATCCCCACAGAAGCATGCAATGGCTTCTTCATTGTGATCAAACATGTCTTTTTGTTCATCAGCAAACTTTGCCATTTGTGCATAACTAGGCCGATCAGATCGAAATACCGCACCGCTTGGCTTGGACGCCAACGCCAACGCCTCCATTTTTGCCCACCAAACTGCACGTTCTGGCTTTTCTGCAATCAGCGCCAGCACTTGGGCTGCTGGTTTGAGAAAGCACAGATCACAATTTCCATGCATGGTAACGCCATTATTGTTTGGAAGTCCAAGATCAAATGGTTGATTGCGCCAGAATTCACCAACAGTTTCTTTGGTCACGCCAGCTGCCCAAAGTGGAAGTCGCGATTTGTCAGCAATCTTGGCAGCCCTGCGTTGTTCATCAGCTCTAATTCCAACCCAAGATAAATTCTCAATTGCAGAATATTTTTCACCACCAAAATGATCAAGCGAAGCAAGGTATTTTGATTGAGCTCGAATCTTTAATTCGCTTGTGCAAACTCTTGCAACTGGATTTGGAAGGTAGTTGCGCTTTTTTATGAGGGCTTCAAACGGCTCACCATTGCGACTGGCTGTCTCAAAAGTAACACGCTCAAAGCCAATATCATTAAATCTACGCTCAACCCAATGGATTTCAACATTCCAGTGCTTAGAGCAATCCTGAACAAATTTCAAGGTTGCCTCATCTTCCTTGCCAGTGTTGGCAAAACAGACAATTGCTTGGCATGGAAGTTGCCCCCCCCCACTTTGAATAACGCGCCACAGCATGTAAGCGCTAGTGCGTCCACCACTGAAGCTGATACAAGTTGGCTCGGTAATTTTGAATGGGTCGCTCATGCCTTGACCACCACTCGCTCAATTCTTTGCACCAGGGGATTGTCTGGATCACCAGAAACCTCGATCTTGTCGCCAAACTTCTTTGGGGCCAGTTTGGACAACAGCCATTTGCGTGTGTCAACTTGCAGTCTGTGCTTTTGTACTGCCGCCCAGTCTTTCTTGCCATCCACGGCCACGCCAACGTCTTGATCGCTGATCTCCATGATCTCTGTGGCCATGCGTTCGATCAAGTCTTCCCTCGCGCGCGCGTAATTCTCCGCAAGGATAGCATCATCATCCACCCACCGTGAGAAAGTGCTTTGAGGAACACCAGCTGCTTGACATGCTTTGAAGGCGCTCAGACCACTGCGCATGCCATCGAGCACCATCTGGCTGATCACAGCTCGGTCTTCACTGCCAGGCTTAGTTCGCTTGGTTGGCGCTTTTGCTTTGTGTGATTTTGTGGTCATGCTGCATTGTCCTTCATGTTTTTAATTCGCGCCAGCTTCATGGCATCTTTTAAATCCATCCTGAGTTGCTCGTTTGCGGCCTGCTCATCTTGAAGTCTGATGTAGACCTCAGTTGCAAACTTGGCCAGCGTGTCATGTTGCCATGTTGCGAAGTTTGGGGTTTCTCTTTGTTTGGTCATTTTCTTGATCTGCCTGTGGATAACTTTTAACTAAGGGTTTTCACTATGTTCGTATCAAATGTCGCTGCATCGGTCGGTAACAGGTAACCCCATCTAAAGATGGGGGTTACCGAAAGTTACCGAAAACCGCTGTTTTTGCCCAATGTAACAGTTACGTTTTTTTACGTTACAGTTACCAGTTACCGACCTAGTGACTGTTGATAACTTGTGGATAACTTTGATCATCGTTCTGACTTTCTGATCAGCATTGCGCTTGCTTGAGTTTCATCAATGACTGTCCAACCATGCTCAAATGCTTCAATTATTTCGGCCACAAGCATGTCTGCAATAGGTTTTCCTGGCACGCTTGGCTTGATGTATTGCTTGGCTGAAGTCTCGGTCACATTCATTTTTTGCACCAAGTATTCCATCATGGCCGACCGGCTGAGGTAGGGCAAACCATTGCGTTCTTCAGCACCAGACGACCACCAAGCATTCTCAAAAGTCTTGCGATGGCTGTCGATCTTGCTGTCTTTTTTGATCACAGTTGGTGCTTCAGTTTGGACAATCACAGCGCTTGTGACCTGCTGGTCGTCTTCATCGCGCCAGCCAGGGATGGCCACTTGTTGCAGCTCAACGTGGATGGTCTCGGCCAGTTCTGCGTCTTTGGACTTTCGCTGAATGATTTGCATTGGCTGGTCGTTCTTGCCTGGCACAATGCTGATCTCAATGTCCAGAGCACCTCGCCATGCGCTTGAGCCTCGCGCCCTGTGCTGGGCTTCGTCTGACACGCCTGTGTGGTGTACCAAGATCACCGAGCAGTTGAATTCCTGCATGAGTGCGTTGCATGCGTCCAGCATCGTCTTGGCATCTTGGGCTGAGTTTTCATCGCCTGAGAGGAATCGGTGCAGGGTGTCGACCACGATCACGCTGGGTCTGTCTTTCAGCATTCTGACTTGCTCGACCACTTTGAGGTAGCCGGTCGGGGTGTTGAGGTCGCAACCGTCTTTTGACAGCCACATGGCCAGTTTGCCTGCTTTATGATGGTGCTTCCAAGCTGCCACCCTGCCGCGCAGACCGTGGTGGCCTTCACCAGCCAGATAGACCACATTGCCTTGGCGCACCTTGTGGCCTGCCCAGTCCTCGGTTCCGCTGGCCATGCGCAGGCACCAGTCGAGCACCACGAATGTCTTGCCGCCACCGCTTGGGCCGTGGACCATCACTAGGGCTTGGGATTGAATCCAGCGCTTGACGAGCCAGCTGATGGGGCTGGGCTGTGCGCAGAAGTCATCGGCTGGGATGAGCCAGTCGTCTGCCGGTGGCATCAGTAGGCCTGCCAGATCGTGGCCAGCCTGTGCATAATCGTTGGCATCACCGAGTATCGGAGGCATAACCATGCGTGCACCGTACTTGGCACTGGCCTGCTCTGCGTAGCGTTGTCCGACACCGCTTTGGTCATGGTCTGCGACGATCACGATGTCTTGAGTTGCTCCATACATTTCCCTGAGTGTGCCAGTGACCGGCACCAGATTGCTGGCGCTGTAGGCCACCACGACTGGCCTGTCGGTGGTTTCGTGGATGGTGGCTGCCGTTGCGAAGCCCTCGGCCACAAACAGTGTGCCAGGCTCATCTAGTGAGCCTACCATCCAGAACTTGCCACCTGTCTGACCGCCTGGGTGATAGAGTTTGCCGCCTTCGTGGTCGATGTACTGCAAGGTGGCCAGAGTACCGTCTTCATCGTAGAGTGGCAGCACCAGCCGACCGTCTCCTGTTGCCCTTGCACCATGCGTTTGAATGCCCTTCTTGGCCAAGTAGGGATGATCTGGAAGTGCCGCCTGTGCGCCTGTCCAGATTTTCTCGACAGTGTCGCTGGCCACTTGGTGCTGGCGCTCGAGGGCTGCGTCTCGCAGGGCTTTGGCTTCGGCCAGTCGCTTGGCGTGTGACATTTCCTCGGTCTGCGTGAGTTTTCTTCCTACATCTGCACGCCATGTCACTTCCATTCCTGCTCGCCAGCATCCGAATCGACCGGCTGGGATGCCATCACCGAACACCAGATACCAGCCTGGCTTGTCACCGTGGCCAGGTGCGCCTTTGGTGCCGGACTTGAACCTGTGAATCTTGCCATCCATCAGGATTTCCTCTGGTGGCTGGAGGCCTGCCGCACGCATTGCATCGATGAGCTGTGCCTCTGGTGGTGCGACGAGTTTTTCGGGTGGTGGTGCCCAAGGTCCACCAAGGACTTTTGAGAGGTCAGCCATGCGTCACCTTGCGGCTTTCCAAGTAGTTGGACAGCGCCAGCAGGACTTTGTGGGTTGGATTTGCGTTGGGATTGTCGCGCACTTGACGGATGGTGTTGTAGTGCACTCCAGTGGCTTCTGCCACCTTGACTGGCATTCGATCGGAGAGCGCGTCTCGTATCTGCTCTAGGGTCATCATGTTTTTTTCCTTTGTTGAAAATATTTATTGCGATGTGTGGATATTACACTAAAAAATGGTTTATAGTTACGTCACACCTCGAACTGATTCCCAGACGGAGGTGCAAAAAATAGGAGAGCCAAATGGCTATCAATTTGAAATCGACCGGCAGCTTGTCTGCCAATGGAGTGAAGTTGTTGGTGTACGGCCAAGCCGGTGCTGGTAAGACCACGCTGGTTAAGACCCTGCCCAATGTGATCGTTCTTAGTGCCGAGGGTGGCCTGTTGTCCATTCAGGACGCTGACCTGCCTTACATCGAAATCGCCTCGATGGACGACTTGCGCGAGGCCTTCACATGGGCCAGAGACAGCAAGGAGGCCGCAGGCTTTCAGTCGGTGGCGCTTGACTCGATCAGCGAAGTTGCTGAGGTGGTCTTGTCCCATGAGATGAAGAAGTCCAAGGATGGCCGCGCAGCGTATGGTGAGATGAACAGCACCATGCAAGAGCTGATTCGCGCCTTTCGTGATTTGCCAGGAAAGCATGTCTACATGTCGGCCAAGCTGGAAAAGTCAACCGACGAGATGGGCAAGATGCTCTACAACCCAGGCATGCCAGGCAAGAGCCTGACACAAGGCCTGCCTTACTTCTTTGATGAAGTGCTGGCGCTGCGTGTCGAGCGTGATGCCGAGGGTGTGACCCAGCGTGCATTGATGTGCGACTCTGATGGCCTCTGGTTGGCCAAGGATCGCTCTGGCAAGTTGGAGGCTTGGGAAGCGCCTGATCTGGGTGCAATCATTGCCAAGATCGGAGGCAAAGCATGACCGCCAAGGTATTGCCTAATGACATGAACGAGTTGGCCAGCATGTGGCTGGCTGCTAAGAAGCAGGAAGAAGATGCGACAGCGGATCGACGCGATATTGAGGACCACATCAAGAAGCTGGCAACTATTGCCGAAAACCTTGAAGGCACAGAGACCGTCGAGCCTGGTCGATTCGAGATCAAGATCGTTGGCCGCATCGACCGCAAGGTCGACGGAGACAAGGTGCAAGAGCTTGCCGCTGAGTTCGGTCTGACCGATCACTTGGCCAAGCTGTTTCGCTGGAAGCCTGAGATCAACATGGCCATCTGGAAGGCAGCAGATGAGTCCATCACCAAACCGCTTGCCGGTGCAATCACGGCCAAGCCTGGCCGCCCATCTTTCAAAATTATCCCCAAGGAGTAAATCATGGCTTTTTTAAACGAAGAATTCAACGTCAACGAACTGCCCCAAGGCAATGGCAACTTTGAGCCTCTGCCTGCTGGCTGGTACACCGCCACCATCTCTCAGTCTGAGTTGAAGGCAACCAAGGCTGGCAATGGCCAGTACATCAAACTGCGCTATGACATCACTGGCCCGAGCCACCAAGGTCGTGTGGTGTTTGGCAATCTGAACATCAAGAACGCAAACCCCAAGGCCGAGGAGATCGGTCGCCAGCAGCTAGGAGACATCATGCGTGCGATTGGCTTGGCAAAAGTGACTGATACCGATCAGTTGATTGGTGGCCAGATTGCTATCAAGCTGGAGGTCAAAGAGGACGCTCAGTACGGTGCAAGCAATGAGGTCAAGGGCTTCAAGTCTGTGTCTGGAAGCGTAGCGCCAGCTGCTTCCATTCCTCAAGGCCAAAGCAATCCTGCTCCTGCCGCATCTGCCAAGGCCGCGCCACCTTGGGCTAAGAAGTAAGCAAAAAAATGCCCAGACTAGCGTGAACTGGTCTGGGCAAACTCATCAAAGGAGAGACAACATGAAAATCCCTGAGCCAGATAATAGCATCCAGTCATTGATTGACAAGCACCATGAGGCCATTGCTGAGGTGCCTCGCCCACACCTTGGAGCCAGTACGCTTGGCCATGTGTGTGATCGGTGGCTGTGGCTGTCTTTCCGCTGGGCTGTGCAGCCTAGCTTCCCTGGTCGAATCCTGCGCCTGTTTCGTCGTGGCCACCAAGAGGAGGCCAACATCATCAGCGACTTGCGTGCCATTGGCATCGATGTGCGCAAGGTTTCTGCCCAGCACCGTGTGGACTTTGGCAGCCATGTGTCTGGCAGCATCGATGCGATCATCGACAAGGGTGTGCCAGAAGCGCCCAAGTCCAAGCACATTGCCGAGTTCAAGACTGCATCCAAAAAAGCATTTGACGATCTGGAGAAGAATGGCGTGGAGAAGTCCAAGCCTGAGCATTTTGTGCAGATGCAGGTCTACATGGCAGGCACTGGCATCGATCGTGCGCTGTACTTGACTGTCTGCAAAGATGATGACCGCATCCACACCGAGCGCGTGAAGTTTGACAAGGATGTGGCAGGCAAGGCCATTGCTCGCGGCCAGCGCATTGCTTTGAGTGACCGCATGCCTGAGCCGATCAGCTCAGATGCGAGCTGGTATCAGTGCAAGTTTTGTGATGCCCATGAGTTCTGCCACCAGTCCAAGACCACCAAGCATGTGAACTGCCGCACCTGCGCTTTGGCCACAGCAATGCCTGACTCGACTTGGCACTGCGCCAAGTGGGATGCTTCGATTCCTTTGGATTCCCAGCGCACTGGCTGCGAGTCGCATGTCCTGCATCCTGATCTGGTGCCTTGGCAGCGCAAGGATGGTCCTGACGAGTTCACTGCTGTGTATGAGATCAATGGCGTGAATCTGGCCAATGGCGATCCTGAGCAGGAAGGCGTGTTCGGCTCCAAAGAGTTGTTGGCCAATGCCAAAGCCTGCACCATCAGTGATCCTTTGATTGCTGAGATGCGCAAGGACTGTGGTGGAAGGGTGGTTGGATGAACAAGATTGAATTTGGAGATTGTCGAGAGACAATGCGCAAGTGGGCTACTAATGGAATCAAGGCGCAGACATGCGTCACCAGCCCACCATATTACGGCCTCCGTGACTATGGCCATGAAGGGCAGATCGGGTTAGAAGAAACGCCAGTGGAATACATCAAATCAATGGTTGAAGTGTTTCGGTGCGTCTGGGATGTTTTGGAAGACGATGGAACGCTTTGGTTGAATATTGGTGATAGCTATGCTGGAAGTGGTAAGGGGCCAGCAGGAAATCTTGGGTTAAAAAATGATGAGCGAAACATGACTCACACAAAAACAAGTGGAAGTATCCCCTTAAATTGCAAGCCCAAAGATTTAATAGGTATTCCTTGGATGTTGGCTTTTGCTCTTCGTGCTGATGGTTGGTATTTGCGTCAAGACATCATTTGGCACAAGCCAAATCCCATGCCTGAGTCAGTACAAGACCGTTGCACTAAAGCGCATGAATACATTTTCTTGCTGAGTAAATCTCAGAAGTACTACTATGACAATGAGTCCATCAAAGACCCTGTGAAACAAGATTGGGGTACGCGAGACAGAACTGATGGCAAATATCACAATGAAGGTAGTGGCCTGCAACCCCACAGTGGGCTT